GTGGTCAAGCGGCCGGCGATTGATACGGGAACGGTTTTGGATTTCGGAAATATTACGGAGCATTCTGCGGAATAGGTTCGCGGAATGGAATTTCTCCTTCGGTTTTTAGGGCGCGATGGCCAAAGAGCACGCAACACAAAAGCAGCTCGGCGACTTGTTCAGACGGTCGCAGAGCTGGATCTCCAAGCGCCAGGCGCAAACCACGGATCCTATGCCTCCGGATCTCGCTGGTGCGATGGAGTGGGGCAAGCGCAATGGGCTCCTGGTCGAAGAGGGTATTGCGCCTTCGACGCCGGCGCCGGCCGGCCTGGATGTGGCAGATCTCGAGCTCAAGCAGGCCAGGAGAGCGAAGATCCAGTTCGAGCTCGATCGAGACGCCGGCCGTTATGTAGCGATCGAGGATGTCGAGACCAGGGCTTTGCAAACGGCTGCAGAGTTCCGCCTGGTCGCTTGCCAGTACCCGGCCCGGGCGCGGAGCATCATCGAGCGCCATGTCCCGGAGGCCTCGACGGTCGACGCGATCATGCAGGACCTGCAGCCACTTGCCGCGGATCTGCTCAACGGCGCCGATCCGAAGGGCCTGGTCACCGTCAAATCGAAAGATGAAGTTCGGGAGATTCTGCTGAAACGCGTCGAGGAGATCATTGCATGTCTGTGACTCTTCTACGCGAACCGGAGCGCCGCGGCGCGTCCGTACGCCGTACGCTCCCGGTTATTCCCTGGGCGATGCTGCGCGTCCGCAATGAACACAGCCAGGCCTTCAAGGGCCGCTATTCTCCGGAGAACACACCGTGGGGCGTTGAGATCGCGGAGTGCCAGTACTGGCCGCACGTCCGGACGGTCGACGTCGTTGGTCCTCCGCAGATCGGGAAGACATTCCACGTCTGCGAGCTGCCAACGCTTTACGATCTCTGCGAAGCGCGCGAGACCGTCTTCTATATGAATGGCTCCGCGGACAACGCGCTGAATATCTGGACGGCGCGATGGCTCAAGACGTTGTCGGTGGATCCTGTGCTCCGGCAGCAGCTCCTGGAGCGCATGGATGCCGGGCGCTGGGCTGAGCGCCATTTTGCCGACGGCGGTCTGCTCTACTCCGCCGGTCCGGAATCGGCCGTGGGGCTGAGCCAGCGCGAGGCGCGGATCGTGCGCTGCTCGGAGCTCGAGAAGACAAGGGCGGCGATCGGCAACGAGGCCAGCTCGTACGCTCTGGCGCGCGATCGCGCCGCGGCTTATCCGGCGACTCATTTGATCACTAGCGATTGCACTGTTACCGTGCGTGACGGGCTTTCCTGGGTTCGCTTTCGCCAGGGCGATCGGAGCCGGCCGTTCGTGCCGTGCCCGGCCTGCGGTCATTACGCCATGCCGGCGCACGAACGGCATCTCGAAGAGCCGGATCTCGAGCTGACGCTAGAGACGGTGCACCTGCTGGAAATCGCCGCGATTTCCTCCGCCACTCCCTCCGCTGCTGAAGAACAGGCGAGGCTGGTCTGTAAACGCTGCGAGCATGCCTTCACGACAAAGGAGTTCCGGTCATCGCTGCGCGCGGTTGTATGGGTGCCGATCGGTTGCCACATCATCCGTCACGATGATGTGAAGTTGACGCCGATCCCGCGGGTTGAATGGCTGGATGAGCTGAGGACCTGGTCAGGGTGGCAGCTCGCGCAACCGGACGTTGTGGAAGGAATCAAGGATCCTGAATCTCCGCCGGCGTGCAAGGGGCCGCGGCTGCCGAACGGCGTCGAACTGGGTTGGACGCCGGAGGCGCAGCCGAGCGAAACGCTGCCGGCATTCCGTCCGGATCCGCGCAAGGCCTCGTCGCGATCGTTCTGGACGTGGCGCCTGCTCTCACCGAAATACACGATCGGCCAGGTGGCGCGCGAAATCGTTGCCAGTGATCTGGGCGCGTTGACCGGCGACCTGATCGACGATCAAAAGAATTGCTCACAGAAGTGTCTCGTGCTTCCTTACACGCCGAAGATGATCGGCGACGAAAGCGATTTAAGCATCGACACGGTATTGTTGACTGTGAGCTCGCTGCCGCGCGGACGGGCGCCGGAATTCAATATTGCATTGACTGCAGGCGTTGACATCAACGAGGACGCGGTGCGTGCGGTGAAGCGGGCCTGGACTCGAGAAGGCGAAACGTACCTGGTCGATCATGTAACGGAATGGACCGGCCTTGTTCAATTCAAGAAAGAACTGGGAAAACGATTGGACCGGCGCGATGCGCGGTTTCTGGCGACGCGAACGCAGGCGATCTATGCCGCGCTCGATCGCGTCTGGGTATGGATCTCCGCCGGGGCCCGCGACGCAGCAAACAATCCTGTCAGCGTCGACATGACGTATGTGGACGCCGGCGCCGAATGGGCAGATGAGATTTACGCGTGGTGCGGAAATAAGTCCTTTCACTGTCTGCGTCCGATCAAAGGTTTTGGAGTTGGTTCCCGACTCTTGCGCCGCGGCGGCCTGACTGGTCAATGGACCGATTCATGTGAAAAGGCCGCGGCGGAATGCGTGGACGGTCGCGGCCGACCGTTGAGGCACCAGTACTACGATCCGAAAGACAAGCGTATGTTGATGCGCTTGCATGCCGATCACTGGAAGCGTGAAGTTCAGAACGGTATCAAGATCGCGTCACTTCGTGCGAAAGCGCTGCAGATGAACGTCGGTGAATCAGTTGCAATCAAACCATGGTTCTTTGTTCACGCCGACGTCAGCCGTAATGATGATTATGTGAGCCAGGTCATTGCGGAGCGTTGGGAGGAGTTTCTCCATCCGAAGACCGGCAAGCGGGAAATGGGATGGAAGGAATATCAGGACGCGAATCACTTCCTGGATTGCGAGGCCTACGCATTTGCTGCGGCGGGCGCTGTCGGCATTACTGCCGGCAATCCTTCGATTTTGCAGACGTCTGCAAATTCTCAAACTACAGCAGCACCGGCGCCGGCCGGGGTGCGTGTTCCGGAGATTCCGAGTCAGTTTAGGCGTGAGCGGTTTTGAAATGCGGATCCCGTGGGGGGAGAAGCGGAGGATGGATGAATACGGATCGTAAGACGCGGGTAGCAGTTCCAATGCCGGCAATGTCTGGAGATTTTACGAAGCCTGAACCGTTGCCGGCTCCAAAGAAGCCAGTAGGGCCGAAAGAGGAAGGACCGCCAGCGGCTGCGCCGGCTCCGCGGAAGTTTCTAAAGTCGGGCGGGATATATTGCTCGAATGCAGCTTGTCGATCGCCGCGGTCGAAAGTCCTGCGAACAGTTCAGGAAGAAGGTGCAACCGTGCGCTATCGTGAATGCATGGATTGCGGAACGAAGTTTAAAACGACAGAAGCCTAATAGTTTATTTCTATTACTGCACTTTATTTCTATTAGTAGCACTCTCGATCGACTACCCCATTGCCATCGCGCTGCGAAAATTGTAATCAGCAGCGTATGGCATTGGATCAGACGCAATTCGAGACCTATTTGCAGGCCGCGATCAACGCGATGGCTGGCGGAGATTATGCGACCGCACGACAGCAGGCTGCAAACGCTCGAATTTGCCGTTTGAACCTTCCGAAGAACTATTCGATTCAAAATCGTCAACTTACTCGCTGGGATAATCTTGACGATCTCGACAAGGCGATCGCCGAGCACGAACGCGCCGCGAACGGCGGCGGCGACGTGCGCATGGTGCCGATCGGCTTCGGGAGGGCGGGATGAGTGATATGAGTTTCACTCCCGAAGCGTCTCCCGTGCAATCAGAGAACAAGATGCCGGGGCGGCCGGCTGTGATGATGGGCAGGCGCGCGCGCAAAGCGCCAATGGCCGTCCGGGTCTCTGCTCGGATTGGAAGTTTTATCTCGGATGCAATCTCGATCGTGGCCCCGATGACGGCGTGGCGCATGGAGCACGCGCGCACGGCTTACTTCGCGCAGCGCGGCTATGAGGCTTTCAATAAGTCGCGGCTGACACAGCATCGTATCACGACGTCACGCGATGCCGACAGCGAGCTGAACGGAAAGATCGGCCGCATCCGATCGTTTGCGCGCGAAGAGGTTCGCAACAACGGGCTGGCGCGCAATATGGTTCATGCGCGCGGCAATAACGTCGTGGGCGACAGCGACACCGGACAGGGGATTACGATCGATCCGGCTGTGCGCATGCCTGGCAGCGACAGGGCGGACGTCGAAACAAACAAGCTCCTGAAGCGACTGTGGCGCGAATACAAAGATCGTCTGGAGCTCACCGGCCGCTGGGGCGAACAGGACATTTACCGCACGGCCGACAGCGAGCTGCTTGTGGCCGGCGAAGTCCTGATCCTGATTCACGACAAGCCGGCAGCCGGCTCAGATCTGCCGTTCTCGCTGGAGGTGCTCGAGCCGGATCGGTTGCCGACGTCGCTGGAGACATTCGGAACGGCAGTCGGCGCGACTGAGATGCCGCTGCAAAGCGACAACGGGCCCGTGACCGAAGATCCGAGCGCGCTGCAATACACGGGCGCGGTGTTCGGGCCGATGCAACCGTTCGGCGAATTCCCGGTGGTTGATAAGAAAACAGGTAAAGCCGTAATGCACTACATCAAGCATGGGATCGAATATAACGAAGATCATCACGTTGTTGCGTTCCATGTGCTGAAGGATCATCCGGGCGATCAGTACGCGATCGGCACACATTTCGAAACCGTGCGCATCGATGCTCGCAATGTCATTCACTACTTCCAACCGGAGCGCGCTGAACAGACGCGCGGCGTTTCCGGCATGACGGCGGCGCTGCCCCTCCTGGCGGACATCCGCGACCTGATCACGTGGGAGCTGATCGCCGTCAAGATGGCGGCTTGCTTCGGTGTGCATATCAAGGGCGGCTCGCTGAACCCGCTGCAGTATCAGCAGAATTCACAGACCGGCTCGTCGTTGAAAGACGCGTACGGCAACACCGTGACGCAGCTCGAGCCGGGCATGATGACGATGGGCGAGGGCGAAGTTCAAACCGTCCAAGGCAACCGGCCAGGCGGGACATTCCTGCCATTCTATCAAGCATTGGTGCGCCTGGCGTCCGCGGCTTGCGACATTGGCTATTCGATCCTCGCGCGCGATTACACGGGCGGCTCGTTCTCTTCATTGCGTCAGGAAGCGCTGGAGGATCGGCGCAGCTTCCGCACGATTCAGGGGCTGCACGTCCGGCATCTCTGCATTCCGATCTGGAAGCGCTTTGTGGGCGCCTGCGCCATGTCGGGGAAACTCGGCGAGCAGTTGCAGGCTGAATACCTCAAGAATCCGGCGCGGCTGTCGGCGTGTTACGTGAATACGCCGGGCTGGGATTATGTAAATCCGCTGCAGGAAGCGACCGCCGAAGCCGTGTTGGTTACGAATGGTTTCAAGACGCTGGATGAAGTCACGAACAATTCGAACATGGAGCCGGGCGAACGGCTGGAGAGCCTGGCGGCATACAAGGCCGCGGCGGAGAAGGCCGGCCTGACGATGCCGTGGGCCTATGGCGTGGCGAAGCCTGGCACGGATGGCGGTAAGGTTCCGAAAGCTGAGAACGCCAAGCAAAACCAGATGAGCGCGAAGGCCGGCGAAGAAGGCGGTCCGACAAAGGACCAGCTCGCCGCGGTTGGCGTCCAGGCAAACGAAGATTTTGGAGGCGCCGATGAAGAGCCTCAATAAATCTTCGAAGCGGATCGCGATCGCGACGCCGCGACGGCAGAAGCGCTTCGCGGCGCTCGACGTCAATTCGATCAACGAGCAGGAACGGACGATTCAGGTCTCGTTCTCTTCCGAAACACGCGACGTTGCGCGCGAAGATGAGTACTTCGGCATGCGAGTGCCTGAAGTGCTACTGCATTCGCCTGGCGCGGTGGATCTGGAGCCGGTGCGCAACATCGGCAGTGTACTGAAGAATCACGATCCGAATCAGAACGTCGGCTATCCGCTGAGCGTCGGCATCAAATCGCGCCGCGGCGTTGCGATTCTGAAGTTCGGCACGACTGCGAAGGCCGATGAGGTCTGGCGCGAAGTGCTGGACAAGACATTGCGCGGAATTTCGGTCGGTTACAAAGTGCTGGAGATGGTCCGGGTGCACGCCGGCGAAAGCTTCGATGGCGTCGAAGGTCCGGCCGTGGTCGCCACAAAATGGCGGGTGCTCGAAATCACACTTACGCCTATCCCGGCTGATGCCAGTGTCGGCGTCGGTCGTTCTCAACGTTCAGCCTTGCGGGCTGACAGAAAGGAAAACATGAGCAAGCAAGTCAAGCGGCCCGCGGGGCAAAAGCGAGCCAAAATCAAAGGCAGCTTCAATGTCGAAAGCGGCGACCTGGCGCAGGACGTGAATGGCTCGGATTACACCGACGAAAGCGATGAAGGCCGGCAGGTGACCGGAGACGAAGGTCTCTCGCACGATGCGGATGCATCGGAAGAAGCCGCGGAGCTGAACGAGAGCGGCCGCGATGTCGTCGTGGATGAAGACGATGACGAAAGCGAGCTGAACGCCAGCGCCGGCGAAGACAACGGCGACACCGCCGCGGACGGAACCGAGCGCGATGGCGAGATGTGCGGCACAATCCGCCCGGGCTCGCCAACAGGCGCTCCGCGATCGCGCCGGCCGCAGCAGCGCAGTGTCGATATGCGCCGCGTGGAGCAGCGCGCACGACTGGCCGAACGCGATCGCATCGCCGGCATCCGCCAGGCGGTCCGCAACGCCAATCTGGACGAAGTGGTGGCCGAACGCCTGATTGAACGAGGCGCATCTGTGGCCGGTGCATGTACGGCGATCGTCCGCGAGTTGGGCCGGCGCGACGTCGGTCCGGTGTCCCGCGGCGCGCGCGTGCAGCATGGCGCGGACGCAAGCGATAAGATTTTGCGGCACATGGCCGTGAATCTGTCGCGGCGCATGGGCAATCGCTACGACGAGACGCAGAAGGCGTTCGTTCCGATCATCGACCTGACGCCGGAAGAGCAAAAGGTCGAACGCCAGGGCGTGCGCATGATGGATCTGGCGCGGACGTACCTGCAGCTCATCAACTTTCCCGGCTGGCGGGCAATGGGGACGGAAGAAATGGCGCGGGCGATTTTCTCGCCTGACGCGAAGTATCGCGCCAGCGCCGGCAACGTGTCGGGCTCGATCGCGAACATTCTCGCGAACATCCAGAACAAGGCGATGCTGAAGGCATACACCAAGGCCGCCCCCACCTGGCGGCGCTGGTGCAAGATCGGCAGCACGCCGGACTTCAAACAGGCTTATCGCCTGCGCCTGTCTGACTTCGCGGATCTGCGCCAGACGGATGAAAATGGCGAAATCCTGGACAGCCAGATCGGCGACGAAAAGGAAGCGTTGACGCTCGCCGTCTACGCGCGCCGCATCAGCCTGACCTGGCAGATGTTCGTGAATGACGATCTGGACGCGCTGGGCAGCCTGCCGGCAAAGATGGGCCAGGCCGCGGCGCGCTTGCCGTCCCGCCTGGTCTATACGCACCTGCTGGCGAATCCGACCATGAACGACGGCATCGCGTTGTTCCAGAACGCCGGCACGCACAAGAACTGGGACACCACGGCTACGGCGCTGGGTGCGACGACGCTGAAGACCGCGATCACGGACATGCGCAAGCAGACGTCGATTCAGGCTCCGAACGATTCAGAATTCGCGTCCGAGCCGCTCGATGTCAATCCGGCGATCCTGCTCGTTCCGCCGGAATTGGAAGTCAGCGCCAAACAGATCGCCTTTTCGCCTGGCGATGTGACGGCGCAGCTCTCGGCGAACGTGATCAACGTTTACCGTGACATCATCCGCGAAGTCGTGGTGGAGAGTCGGCTGAGCAATTCCAGCTATTCCGGCAATAGCGCCACGGCCTGGTACCTGATCGGCGATCCGGCGAGCGTGGACACGCTGGAAGTGACGTTCCTGGACGGCAACGAAGCTCCGCGTACCGATGTGTGGGAAGACTTCGACCGCCTGGCGATGCAGTTCCGCGCCTACCTGCCGTGCACGGCGAAGGCGCTGGATTGGCGCGGCATCCACAAGAGCACCGGCGCGTAAACGATCGACTCATAATCAATTCCTGGCCCCGCCAAGCAGTCCGGCGGGGCCGGGGCATTGGAAGCGGAGACCATGCAATGAGTGCTCAGGATCAGGGAATCAAGGCGGCGCAGGATTTCGTAACCGCACACACAGCCGACGCGGCTTATCTGGGCGTCGACGTGACGGTCGCGATCCTAGCGTCTGCGCTTGGCGATGATTCACCGGAGACGGCTGGAATTTTGCAGCGTGCGACCGATCTGAATTCGGCGGTCGTCGTCAAGCTCCAGGCGGATGCCGCGATCGTCGCGCAGAACCTGTCTGGAGCTGCGCTTGTCGCTGGTAACGCATTGATTGTCGAGGCGCTGAAAGGCGCAAAGTTCGGATTACCGGAAGGCGCGTAGCCTCGGGATTCTGGCGACCACAATTTTTTTGGAGGAAACAAACATGGCGTGGGTAGCGACAAAGGAATCCGAAGGCAATGTGATTCCGTGGAAAAACAACAGCGGTGTGACGAAGAACCTCGGCGATCCGGTGTTCGTCGGCAGCCGGCTGGGCATCCTAGTCCAGGGCGCGAATCAGATCGACACGACGCTGGCCAATGCTGCCACGGGTGACGTGGCGGTGGATGGCGTCTGGCGCTTGCCGTCCGTGACGACCGACACGGGCGTCGAGGGCCAGGCCTGCTTCTGGGATACCGTCGCGGCGAAGATCACGACGAATCCCGTGCAGACGCCAGCCGCGAACGTGGCTCCTGGTCTGATCTATGCCGGCCGTCTGGCGCGCATCAAGGCCAACGGCGACACGATCGCAGCGGTCAAGCTGAATGATGCGTGCGACGAACCGACGCTGCATGTCACGTTCCCTGATCAGGCGACGAACGACATTACGATCACAAATCCCTATCCGTTCGCACTGCGCCTGGTCGATGCGCTCATCGAGAATACCGCGGCGAACGGCGCCAACGCGAACACGATCCAGGTGTGCGCGGCCGCGGCGGGCGGTTCGCCGATCACGGACGCGATGTCGCTGAACGCCGTCGCAGCAAACGGTCTGGTGCGCGCCGCACAGGTTCAAACAGCGAACGCTGCAATCGCCGCGATCACGAACTTCTTCATCCGGCAGACGAAGGCCGGCGGAACGATGGGCGGCATCGTCCGCATGCGCTTCATCCGGGCCTAACACGCAGGTCAGCTCTTTTGACTTGATGACCTTGGAGAGAAGTGCAATGGACGCGATTACCTGGGTAACGATCGGCTGTTGCATTGTGACGCTTTTGGGTACGGCTGCAGGCGCCGTGCTCTTCGGCCTGGCGAGCTGGGCGCTGTTGCAAGCGATCAGGCAGGGTACAGAGATCGCAACACTGAAAGCCGAGCGCACGGCCGACAAGGAAGAAAACAATCGCCGTTTCGGAGAGGTCAAACTGCAGCTCGTGGAAATTAGAGGCCTTTTGATCGACGCGCTGCAGTTGCACAGAAACCGCGATAAGCCTGGGAGGCCGTAACTGAGGTGAGCCGTGAAGGACCGGAACAAGCACATCATCCGGTACTGCGGGGAATGCCTGAAAACTTCGACGTTTGTGTTGTGTGTGGACGGGTTGTGGCGCTGCGCTGGTGACTATCAGACGCAGCGCGAAGGGTGCGGGAAGGTTTTGCAGACGTCTGCAAACAACAGAGATTTGGTTCAACCAAATCCTCGCGGGGAAAGACGATGAGCCTGCAGAGCACGATGAAAACGGATCTGGGAGTGTTCTTCAACTCCGATGATTTCGCCGTTCCCATCGTCTATTCGGCGGCGGTCGTGAACGGTTCTGGCGGATCGCCGGCCGGCATTTCTCCGCGAACGATCAACATGATGATGGAAGACGAGATCGATCCGGAGTTCGAGACGGCGACGGCGGATCTCGATTACGACGTGGCCATCTTCCATATCCGATCGGACAACGATCAGACCGGCGTTTACACGGTGACTGAACAAGGCCGCGGGAGCGCCGGCGACAGTTTCACGCTGAACGGAACGACCTGGTACGTGAAGAAGAAAAAGATCCGGCCGAACGATGCGGCAACGTTCGAGCACATTCTCGTCTGCAGCACATCGCAGGCGCCGCTGCCGGATTACTTTGGTTGAGGTGACGTATGCCTGACAATTACGCAACCGCTGGTAATGCCGGCTTCCGTATTTCTTCCTGGACTTTCGGCGCTGTTACTTTGCTTGGCAAGGTTCGCTGCCTGATCGAAAAGATCGTTCAGTTTGAGCCTGTTTTCGCGGACGCGAACAACTTTCCTGAAATCAAATCGGTTGATTTCGTGGATGCTCGCGCGACGCTGGAATCGCTCGATAATCTTGTGGCTCAAGCCGAATCGGCCACAGCCGCGAATCTCACGTTGAATTTCAGCGAAGCGAACGGTTCCGGATCTGGCGGCGTCGTAATCGGCGCCATGAAGCCGGGGAGCGTCACGCATACACAGCGCCGGCAAATGGGCGGATTCGGGGTCGCGCAGGTTTACGAGCTGTCGGGAACGCTGACATATACACCGACGAATTGAGGGCGCAATGGCTGAAACGATTGCTGAAAAGCTGGTGAATTCCGTCGATACGGCTGCCGATGCGCTCATGGAGGCCAAGATCGACATTCAGGATCTGCGCAAGATCCTTGAGGCGAAGTTGGTGCCTGGCGAATTTCCGAATCCGAATGCTCCGATCGCCGAACTCCGACCGTGCGGACAGTGCGACGGCGTTTTTTTTCTCGATGATCAATTGAGTTTCGATGAAATCTCTGATTCTGAAATGATGGCACGTGCGCATGGAAGCTTGCAGCGCCAGGCGCTGAGGTATCTGCGGCCGATGTCACGTGTCTGGTATGCGCATCGCGTTCATCTGTTGCAGGATGGGACGAAGCCGACCGGAACATCAAAGCCGGAAGTTGATTTCCTGATCACGCCCGAAATGCGCGCGATCGCGGCGAAGTACGACGTTCCGGAAGTCGGATTCAAGCGCCGGATTCGTTGGATGTTCAACCAGGAAGAGCATTGCATCAGCGCAGTTCAACCGCAGCATCGGCGTCGTTTCAGAATTTTCCCGGTCACTCACCTGGAGCCCGAGGGCATATGGGGCGTTTTATATATCTGATTTTGTGGCCAGTCCGTGCGCTGTACGGATTATTGGCGCTGGCGGTCATCTTCATTTGCGGCGTTTGTGTCGCCTTTTTTGGCTGCGAGATCAAACGACGCGACGAACGCGATGGGCAACGACTGACCGAGGACGCGAGTTATGTCGCGCCGGATCTGGACAACGACGATGAATTGCGGCGCTGGCTGAACGATCTTTCTCCGGCTGATCGCCTGGAAGTTGTCAATATCTGGTATCAGCGCCAGGCGGCGCAGTGCGGCCGGGTTGGAGAGACGGTTGAAGTCTGGGGAGAGCGGCGCCGGGTTCAGCGCGAAGCGGCGCTGGCGCAACGGAATTGAAGTTTGATCATTCAGGGAAAGCAGATGAATGGCTGCGTTTGTCATCACTCCCAACGGTGCAGGCGCCATCTCGTTTGCGGCGATGATCGGCGACAACTCTGAATTCACCGTTGCAAGCAAATGGTGGATCAAACGGCCGGTTCCCAGATTTCCACGTTACGGAATGGACTTTCAGAAAGGTCCTGCTCAGGCGGGACAGATTGTTCGCCGGCATGATTTTGACGGCCGTCCGATCGACAACATTGAAGTGATGTACATCGACACGAGCGCGGCAAACATCCTTACATCTTTTGTAAACGATTTGAAAGCGATGGTGAACATTCAGGGCGGATCATCGGTATCGATACCTGACTGGCCGAACGATGCAACATACGCGAATCCGTTTCCGGCGTGCGAGCTGATCATGTGCGAGCCGATCGTTTACCGTGATGGACGTTACATCAAACCCACTGGCGGCGGGACGCCGACTCCGACTTTCAAAATGCATGTAACGATGGCGTTCAAGCAACTGAGGCTTTCGTAATGTTATTTTCCTTGAGCAAGGAAAAAACGTAAATGGCAAGGCGACGAAGGAAAGGGCGATCCTTTCTTAAAACTCTGAAACAGGTTCACAAGGCAGCAAAGCTGTCCGTGCGCCATCATCTCGAGGCATATCTCGGGATGGATATGGGCATCATGTCCGGCGCTGAGAAAAAGCGCGTTCAGTCGCTGATTAACTTTTCGAACGCGACGGCAACTCCCACGAGGTTCGGCGCGGATAAGCAATATGGTGGACTGACAGTAAATCTCGGCAAGAAAATCGTCGCGATGGGATCGAACGTTCCTGGAGAGTTGCAAGGCTATGCAATGATGGCAGCGTCCGGCTCCGGAGATATGTCGGAGCAGCAATTGCTCGCGAAGCTTCGAAGCGGAATGGGGATTTCTAAATCCGGAGAGACCTGGCTGAATGGCGTGACAGGAAGCATTCAGCGATCTGTGCAGACTGCGGCGCGAGCCGGCACGCTGTGGAATACAGCACAGCAAGGCGGACTAGCCGGTGCATCGGCGCAAGCCGGCTTGCTGCAAATGGGCGTCGATAAGGTCAACGATATTGCGTCCAGTAAGACGATGGAAAAAGTGCTGGTTACGGCATCGGAAAAGCTGTTTTCGAATCCGATCGCAGGTCAGCAACTGTTCTATGCGATCGGCCGCGGTCTGCGGCTGGGCGGCGGGATCGTGACGGCGGCACTGATGGCCTGGCAGGTCGGAGAGTCGTATTTCACGAATCGCGGGCGCCAGGCAACCGCTGAGGGTGCGGTCTATGACCAGGCGCGTCAGGCTGGTCTGAATTATTCGCCAGAAGCTCGCGCTCAACGGGATGCGATCGCCAAGACGGTCGAGGCGGCTTCGCCGTTCGATCGCATGCTGGACAAGCTCGGGTTCGGCGGCGGGTTGGCAGAAGCAAAGGCAAAGGAAGAATCGAAAGCGATTCAGGCATTTCAAACGGCTCGGGCGAATGCCGGAAAGCTGGGAATTGATACGAGCGGATTACTTGCGGCCTACGCTGCAGCGCGCGGTTTGAAAGTTCAGCAGCTCAATGAGAGACAGCGCAACGAGGCAATTAACGCTGCTGTCGCCGCGAAAATGAAGCAAAACCATGATTCAGCGGCCGCGGATGCATATGCAAGATCACAAGTTGCGATTCGCGGTCAGGATTCTTTCGGCCACTGGCTAATCACGAGCCGAGCGACGCTCGACGCGGAGAAGGAACTCTATCGGAATGAGTTTGCTCAGCGGAGTACGGCGGATCGGGCCGTTGCTCAAGTTCAGGAGCAAATCACACAGTTTTTGAACTGGCGCATCGAGCAGCTTCGGAACGATCCGCGCTTTGAAGAAAAGATCAAGGAGAAGATGCGTGCCGGCGATTACGAGGTTCGCAATGCAAGACAGCGGCATGCGGTGCTTTGGACCGATTGAGGTGTGAGCGATGGCCAACACATATGTTGTAGCTTCAACGAACGCCAGGCTCAAGGCCGTGCAGCGTATGCGCGTCGACGATCCGACGGCGTACAACGCTCCGAAGAACAAACGCATCGACGCGAAGTTCACCGTCGTCGGACAGGGTAACGAACTCGCGAACGTGATCGATTCGGAGTCCGTCGGCAAGCGCGTCATGGTGAAGAACGCAACCGGAGGCACGCTAAACGCCGGCACTCTGGTTTATTTGGGTGCTGCCAGTCTTTCGACTCAGACGACCGCGACGGCGTCGAACAATCCTATCGCCGGAGCAAACGTCGTTATCAACGTGACGGGCTCGTGGGAAGTCGGACAGACCGTGAGCATCGTTGACGCTGGCGGTACTCAATACGGCGTGCTTACAGCGGTCAACGGTGGAGCGGGAACGATCACGGTCGACATGCTGTTTTACTCCGCAACGACGCCGGTCGTAACGGCGTTGCCGGCGTACAGCCTGTCAACGGCCGACCAGACCGGACAGAATCACGCGGAGTGGGTCATTCCGACTGGTGGCATTGCAAACAATGCATACGGGTACGCGTACGACAACGCAGAAGTAACGGGGCTCGACACGCATTTGTTGACGGTCGGCAACCTTGTCTATCTCTCGACGGCCGGAACTTACACGGCGACGGCTCCAACGACGGGTACGGTTCAAGTTGTCGGCGTCGTAAAGGTCGTCAACGCGTCAACGGGAGCTATTCTTTTCTTCCCCGGAAATAAGCGAATCCTGTCGGCAGGGACGGCCGCGATTACTCCGGGGACGTCGGCGCAAGTTCTCATGTCGAACGCCACGCCGTCGACCACGTGGACAACCATATCCGGCGACGTAACGACAAGCGCGACGGGCGTCTTCACAATCGGCGCTAACAAGGTCACGGCCGCAAAAATCGGAAGCGGAGTCGCAACGGCGAATCAAGTTCTCACCGCGGACGGGGCCGGCAATTCTTCATGGCAAAACGCATCCGCCGCGGCCGCGTCTGGAATCGTTGCGTACGTTACAAAGAACGCCAACTATACGGCCGTTGCCGGAGACAAAGGAACAGTCTTTAGTGTAACTGCCGGCGGGGGTGGAGTAACAATCGCATTGACTGCCGCGGCGACGCTCGGAGCGGGGTGGTATTGCTGGATTGAAAAGGCAGACAATGCGGCGGGTTCCGTCGTTGTTGATCCGAACGCCGCGGAACTTATAGACGGTCAAGCTACACTTGCAATCGGCCTTCAATATCAAAGCGCGATGATATGTTGCACTGGAACGGAATTTTTGATCGTGTCCAGTGACCTAGCGCAAGGAACAGCCGGGCAAATACATCTATCCCCCGGCATTGGTACGTTGGCGCAATTTAAGACCATGAGCGGGGATGCGACAATTGCCGCAACCGGAGTAATCACTATTGCGAATCTGGCGGTAACTAACGCCAAAATCGCCGCGGCAACTATCGATTTAACGGCGAAGGTAACGGGAATTCTACCCACAGCGAACGGCGGAACGGGAATCGCCTTTTTTACGGCCGCAGGTCCGACGGTGGCGCGGACGTACACGTTCCCGGATTCAAATCAGACGGTGGGATGTTTGGGCGTTGCTCAAACATGGTCGTTGCTGAATACCTATACCGTCGGGGTAGCGTTCACCGCAATTACGCCGGCTCAGATAACTAGCGATCAAAACAATTATGCTCCGGGCGCGTCGGCGTATCTACGGCTCTCTTCGGACGCAACGCGAAACATTACCGGCATTGTGTCGCAACCGGCCGGCTCGTTCCTGATCATTGCGAATGTAGGCTCGTCTCCGATCATACTCGCAAATCAAAGCGCGTCGTCGACCGCGGCTAACCGCATTATTTCTCCGAACGGCAACGATATAACGTTGTCGGCTAACTATTGCGCAAACCTGATTTACGACGGAACGCAATCGCGATGGCAAATCGTAAATTTCTTTGGCTCAAGCGGAACTGGCACAGTAACGAGCGTAACGGGAAGTACGAATATTAACGTTGTCAATGGAACGACGACTCCGGTTATCTCAATCACGGGCCAAATTCCTGTCACTAACGGCGGCACGGGCGTGGCATCAACGACCGCGTACGGCGTGGTGTGTGGCGGAACATCCTCGACCGGCAATTTTCAAAATGCCGGCGCAGGAACGGTCGGGCAATGGTTGACATCCGGGGGCGCTAGCGCGTTGCCGTCGTATGGAACGGTTAATGGATATGGAACACATGCGAGCCGACCGGGGGCAGCAAGCGGAAACACAAATTATCGTTATTTCGAAACCGATACGCTCACCATGTTTCAATCAGACGGAGCGAACTGGAACGACGTCGGGTTCGTCGACCCCGGCGTATGTGAAGGAAGGTTGACTCTTACGAGTGTAACGCCAGTCACAACCGCGGACGTCACGGGAGCGACCACGATTTATTTTACGCCGTACAAGGGATGTAGGGTGTCAATCTATAACGGCACAATCTGGAAAATGTACAAACTCTCGGAGATTAGCGTCGCACTTGGAACGCTCACGAATGCATTGCCGTACGACGTGTTTGTCTATGACAACGCGGGAACGGTGACACTTGAAGTACTGGCATGGTCGAACACTTCGACGCGCGCAACTGCACTCGTGTTGCAAGATGGCGTGCTATGCAAAACTGGCGCATTGACACGCCGCTATCTCGGTTCGTTCTACACGACGGCGACTACCACTACAGAAGATAGTGCTGCAAAACGGTTCCTCTTTAATATGTACAATCGCGTCGAACGGACGATGGTTGTTCTTGACACGAATTCCACCGCAGCATCGAGCGCAACAACTAGTTTCGCGGAAGTGAATTCGGCCGACGAAATTCAATTTTTGATTGGGTGGCAGGATTGCATAGTGAAAGTAGGTATCGCCGTATCTTCGACTAATTCTTCAGCAACGGGAGACAATTCTGTCGGCATAGGCTTGGACTCGACGACGGTAAATTCGGCCACAGTATCGAACGGCGGAAATCCGGCGGTCGCGGCTAATGGAATTACCACACAGCAAGCTAATTACGAAGGATATCCGGTCGTAGGAAAGCATTTCTGTGCGTGGCTCGTGAAAACAAATACGGGAACGGGAACGTGGTACGGAACGGCGGGGCTTGCGTGGAATACGGGCCTACATGGAACCATCGAGGCATAAAAGATGCTCCTCAGTGAATTGCATGACATGGTTAGTGCGGTATGTCCGCTGCAAATGTTTCGCGCGGACGGAACCTTTGACGCCGCTCCGGGTGCTACTTCCACACAAATACAACAGGGACAAGCAATCACGGCCGCGAATATTGCGAAAGTCAACGGACAGTCGTCGCGAACGCCAAACGATATTGTCGCCATTTTTAATTACATCAAACCGGGCGGGACCGGAAACCTCACGGCAGGACAACAGGCCGCGGTTAACGCTCTATGTTCGGCCGTCGTGCTCGCGCAATTCCCGGCGCTCGCTGCGAGAATCAATCAACAGACCGGGTTAGCCATTCCGTACGATCAAGCGAATCCGAACGGGTAGCAACAAACAAAAAAAGGGAGGCAAGAACAAATGGACATGATCGAAATGAAGTTGACGAAATACGCGGTCTCGTCGTTGTGGAATCTGTTAACCACAACTCCGGTGAAAGATTCGCGAGTGGAAATGCGCAAGCACGGGGGCGTAATGAAGGGACTCAAGAACCCCGCGGCCGGAAAAAAACCGTGCATGACTGAAGATGTACCCGGCTCCGACGGGTGGGTATTTCAGAACGACGGCACATTGACAGTGAAACAAGAACATTTGGACTACGTGGAGGACATTCTCGACGACGCCGCCAAACGTGGCGTTCCCGGAAATATGGCCGAAGGTTATTCGGATTTAATCGACGCAATCGAAGCGGTGAAGCCAACGGAGAAAAAGTGAGACGTGATTCCCGGCTACCCGACAACCGTCGCTCCCGGAGAGCATGACGAATTTCTTCTCGGCTTCGACGTCAAAGACGACGGAACCGGGCTCGGGGCAATCGTCACGTGTGAGCAGTGCGCGACGGGATACGGCGATACATGGTGGAAACTGGTGTGCGACGAGCGGCCATGTGTGATTGTTTATATGAAAGAGGGCGCGGCGCTTCCGCCGACAAGCGTGCCATACGATCGTCGAAAATCGTCACATACAGTATCGATGGTTCCGCTGGGTGATTGGAATAACGATCTCGATATCGATTGTACGATTCAACAGCAATATTTCGAAAGTGACAAAGGCCAGTCGTTGATGGTGGACTTTCCGACTGTTGTTGTTGAGCAAATATCATACGAAAAAGTTCCGGACGGAAGTAGACAGCTTACATCGTGGAATCTCTCCGGGATGAATCGTTGGGCGACGATCGCGCCAGTCAATCGACAGCTCACGGCGGGACGGTTTGATATCTCGCTAGTGACATCGGGAGCCGTTCGCACACTAACGCTTTCATTTAATGGCTATGTCGTAGCGCAAGGAACGCGAACCGTCGCGGCCGGGAACGGGTCGATCACGTTGTCCGCGGTGAACAACTCCGGAATCTCCGGGACTGTGACGCTCACGTATACAGGCGACATTGCTTCGACCCTTGGCGCGTTCTTGCTTCTGACATGGGCTCACCATTACACCGTCACGAATGGAACGGTCTCGACAACGGTTTACGACAACGGCCGCGGCAACACCCTCTCCGCCATGCTCTCCGGCCTGGCGGCTGGAAACTCGACGATCACGATCACGCCATACAGCGACACGGGGCAAGCCGGATCGCCTTGGACGGCCGGCACGGCCAACATTCCGGGACCGCCCGGATCTCCGGGAGTGCTATCGGTCGTCGCCGGCGGAGCCTGGAACAACACTCAGATCCAGTTTTCTGCCAGCTCAACGGGATCCGCGACGTACAATCTGTATGATTCGGCGTTAGATCAGCCAACTGCAATTTCGCAGGTGGCTGCGACGCACGTCGCTGGCGGAGGAACGATCACGTGGACGCTCCCGAACCTGGCCGGCGCCGCGGCGGGGAAGCGGCGAATCATCGTTACGGCCATGAACGGCGGCATCGAGGACGGCAAGCGCCAGCATTTGACGATCGAATACGATGCGAGCGGAAATGTTGTTCTCCCGCGGCCGAACGTTCCTGACTTCAGATATAAGCAGCCGACGCCAGTCACGGGCGGGCGAACGCTGAATATTCAGTTCACCTACAACACGGCTGGCGACAAAGGACCGGCGACCAAAGTCCAGGCGTTTATCATTCGCGAGGATGGAAAAACGCAGGCCGGAACGACGCAGGATTATTCTTCGCCGGACGCTACTGTTCTCTTTTCATCGCTGAAGCTGAGGCGAGGACTTTACCGCGGATCTCTGACCGTGACGCCGGCGAGCAATGGTTTCTTTGCGGTTGTCTTGAAGGCGGTGACAGCCGGAAGTGTGCAGTCGTCAAATACGACACCGACAGATTTTAAACGTGTTTCGAATGTGGCACCTGGTAACCCGGCAAGCGCAACCTTGACAGTGGTGAGCTAATACCATGGCCAACACAATTCTTGCTCCATTGACTTATGTCGACCAAACGGCCGACGTCATGCGTCCATATTTCGGCGGCTCGATCAGCTCGACGACACAATACAACGCCGCGACGAACACGATGGACAATTCAATGGGGAATACTTCCCCGAATTGGTACGTCGAAGAATTGGACGAGAGTCTTTCCGGCGAAGCGGCGACTTGCAAGATCATCATCGAGGCCGGCGCGGATTCCACGGACGAGCCGGCGCTATCAACGGAGTTCAACCCGGACGGTCCTGTCGCAGATATTCTCCATGGCACGGCCGTTTGTGTGCGGAAGGGGTACACGGACAGTACTGGAACTTATCAGGAACAATTGATGTTCATCGGCCAGGTCCTGAAGGTTCGGCATCGCGTGAAGGGCGGGCTCGAGGTTACGGCGAAGGACGTACGACATTTACTTAAAGACATTCGCGTCGTTGGCCGTTGGATCGTGACGCCGTCGATGATCACGTTTCAGTATCAACATGGCTGGCCATCGCATTTCAATCCTGGCGGCCGGCCGAACTGCATCTTCCGTGCGGGGATGCCATGCTTCGCTCCGTGGCCGGATTACGGGATTCCAAAGGATCAGGGGCCGCCAGATCCGTCTCAGCAAAGCGAAACGCAGGCATGTTACTGGACCTTCCAGAACATGATCGCGTACATTCTCGGGTTCTGGGGTCCGAGTCTTCCCGATCAAACGATCACAGTCGTTCAGGCCGCAAAAGCGTTATGGCCTGAGCTGCAGACAATTCCTGGCTGGGTTACGATTCCTGAATCCATCGGTTCCGGGCTGGATGAGTACTATCTGAACAATTTCAATCAAGGCGTTGGCCAGAACAATAGCGGGATCGGCGGGGCGCGTAAGGGTCCAGACGTAAACATTTCTTACGTCTCGTTGATTGGAATCGGTGGAGAAAAGGGCGTCTTTGATCGGCTCTTGTCGAAGGCTGGCGGCTGGGCAATCAAGCTTACGTACAGCGAATCGTTAGGCGCGTCGACGACGCTCAATTTTGTTCGTAACCGGTGGGAAGATACGAACGACGGCGTTGATATTCCGTTTTGCATCGGTCCGGCGAGCTCTGCGCCATACGCGACGGTTACGGGCGGAAGTTACGAAGAATCATCGGAGTTCACGGTGACGCGCGCGGTTGGGCATGGCAGCTTGCCGAAGATCGAAACACGCGTTGATACGACAGGCGTCAATTGGTCCTCTACTGGAGCGACATACGCCTATAGCGGAAATCCTGCACTACTTCCGGCGTGGAGTCCCAACGATTTCAATGCATGGTCTACGCTCGCGGTTCAGGGTGGAGTCGCGAATGCTCAGACATTTGCGGAAGCGAACGCCCAGTATCCGTGGGTGCTCACGGCGTACATTTTGAATCCGACATACAATTTTCAGACAGGAACGCGCTACTCTGCGAATCCGCTGGCGCCGATAACCAGGCCGGTATGGCCGACATTGTTGACTTTCCAAGGGAGTGCGACGGCGGCCGGGGACATTTTCCCATACCCGATTCGCTCAGAATGCAATCAAGGATCGTGGACACTTGGACCGGAGTTTGACGGACTTGAAGTGTTTGACGACGGGATTATTTATCTTCCGAAACTTCGGGATATTAAAGCCGACAGTGATGGAACCTCAGCAGGATCGTTCAAATGGAACAGCGCTCAATTCGGCGTGAGCGGCGGAAACAAGCTCGATATCACGCCGAACGACATTCGAATGTCGATCGCGATTCCGGTCGATCATCGATTGAGTATGGCTTGCGGCATGGCCTCTGACATTTTCAACAATTCGAGCGCGATCGGCCAGTGGAGCATCCTCGAGGACTCGCCCGATGCGGACAAGCTGGCGCCGAACTTTTCGCGCCAGATCATCGTCGATCTGAACGGGATGTATGATATGTGGCTACGAATCACGTCGTGGCCTGTACCTGCGTCGGTGCCTGGTCAGACGGCCGCTGCGGATCTGCCTGGCGGATTTCAGGGGCCTGCCCTCCGCGATGATAGTACGCTGCTGCAGGGGCACGTATTCCGAACGCTGGACGATCAGTACCGCCTGGCGCGCGATGGGCCGCTAGAGTTCGATGGTATCATTACGACGTATGGGTTGGGCCAACTCCTAAACAACGCCATTCCTGTCGGATCTGGCGCATCGAGCCAAAAGCCGTTTCCGCTCCGCGCGGTGACTGCGCGCCGGCGCTTCAGTTGTATTAAGTCCGCGGATGAGTTCGGAAGCACGATTTACAAAACGAAGTCTCAAATCTTTCCGGGGTAGTCATGCATGATGAGCGACGATATTCGACCGCAACGGCCGTCGTTGCTTAATTATCCAGACCGGTTCCAAAAGAATCCCGGCCGTACGGTAGTTCGGCCGGCCGTGAGCGGTGGACAATTGGGACCTCCGGTCGCACCGACTGGACTCACGGCAACGTCCGACGTAGGCACCGACGGCTTCAAAATCCACTTATCATGGACGAATCCCGCAGGACCAAAGACAACCGGCGTTGAGATTCAGCGAAAGACCGGGGCCGGTGGCACCTTCGCAACTATCGCATGTGTTCGAACTGGAATATTGGCGTATGTCGATCCGGTGGAAGACGTCGGCGTGTATTATTATCAAATCAGAGCGTTCAACAGCTCGGGTGATTCGGCGTGGAGCGCGACGGCCGGCCCTTACGACGGCGGTTGTCTTGTCAGTACGGCGGTTGTCGGTTCAACGCGTTGGTTGCAGGCTCCAAATTCAGGAGCACCGAATCAAGGCTTTCAGTGTTTTTCCGGCGTCAATGATAGCTACGACGACAACGCAAACGGAGGGAAAACGTTAATTCAATTGGCGCAACCTGTAGACACTGCGCAAGCCGTTCAGCCGAACATAGTCGGAACGGGTTTTGGTTGGGCGCTTGTGACGCCGAACGTTTGGAAAAGTGTAAGTTCCTCTCACAATTTATCGACCGGGACGTTCACGTGGGACGCGGTCTCACAAGCAATTGTACAACTCTTGATTCGGGTGCAGTACATTACGGCCGTGTTTGATGCAACAACGATCACATGGGCCAATTACACTGGGTTGACGTATAGCGGTTACAATGACGTGTTGGAGGCGGCATACTGCACGATTCCGAATCCCGGAGGTTCAGGGAAAAGCCCGGTAGGTTGCACGATTCACTCACTCGCGAACGCTCTCGCTCCGTTGTTTCCGGGCAATGTCGGAGCCACTATTTACGGCTTGTTAGTTGATTGCAAACTGCACCCGGCCGGAGGTGGTATTTCGGCAGGACAAGCGACGGTTGATTGGCTGACTGCGGCCGACTCCGGGGTGTTATTCTGTCGGACGCTCGCGGGCCGTTAAATTTTTGTGGACGTTTTGTGGATAGGCGCAAGAACGAATGCGTCTTTTTGCATGGTATTCGGTATTGTAGCGTCCGATTTTATTGGGTTTAGAAGGTCAGGAACCTTAGCAAGGCGGTGCATTCGACCACTCTGCCACCTCTCCACGGTCTGTAAGTCTTTTATTTAACTGTATTTGCGCTTTTGGGCGCTCGACTGAGCTTTCCTCTTTGTGGACGTTTTGTGGACAAAATTGGGGTCCAATGCGCGCGCGGCGTCCTGGTCGGTCAGGTGCGCCAGGTCCACGTAATGCTTCATCGCTGTCTGCACTGAATTCCCCATGAACTTCGCCGCTCGCTGCGGATCCACGCCGGCTTCGTACAACCGCAGGTAACTCAGGCGCCGGAATGCTCCAAGTACCTCACTCTCCGGTAGATTATGCTTCTCTCGCAGCCGGCGCAAGCGGATATGAGCCGTATTCACGCCGTAGGGAAAGATCCGCTCGTCGGGGCTCGCCGGCGGGTGTTTCTTCTTCCAGTTGAGCAGCTCGCGGCTGGCCCATGGGCTCAGCGGAATGTGTCGCACCAGGTCCTTCTCTTTGACGCGGATGTGCGCCGGCGAGCCGGTGCGCAGGTCCGACCAGGTTACGCGCGTGCAGCCGGACGGCCGGAAGCAATTCTGCATCAGCACCAGGACGGGGAAGATCGTGTCGTTTTTGGCCCACTGCATGAGCTGGGCGGCAACGCGCGAATCGGCCGGCGGTTTGACTTCGCGGCGGACCGGATCCAATTTGAGCAGCTTACGGGCGGCCGGGTTGCGCGGCCAGGTGAGCTTCGCCGGCGGCTGCATGAGCCAGGAGAACAGCCGGCTGATGCGGCGCTGATCGGTGTCGACGGAGGCCGGCGCATAGCCGGCATTCTTGCGTTCTGTTAAGTAGGTCTGGACGATGCCCGTGAGGACGAGCTGCGACTGGGATCCCAGATCGAGCTTCTCGCGTCCTTTGGCGAAGGCCTTCAAGCGCTGGTTATAGTCCTGGTATGAGCGGTTGCCGGCGCGCTTGTCTTCGCCTGGCCATGTTTCATCCAGGAAGCGCTTGATCGAGTCCTCGAGCGTGAGCGCCGCGGCGCCGGAGCGGTGCGTATTGAGGATCCGCTCGATCGCGCGTTCGGTGAACTCCTGGGCGTCGAGCAGATCGGTCGTCTTCGTGGAGTCGCGGTGGCGTTCGTTCTGCCAACGGAAGTAATAGTGCCACCGGCCGCCGACGCCTCCGCGGCGCTGTAGCGTGTACTTGATGGTGCCAAGCAGGGTATGAAATTCGTGTGGGCGCATTTTGCAGACGTCTGCAATCTATCTCGAATGAGCTCGCTTGTAATCCTCGAGGCGCCGGCGGGCGTTCGCGAGATTCTGTTCGGCGTTCAAACTTTCGTACGGCGTTCTTGAGTTCAGTCCGGATTTCCAATTGGCGTCGAGCTTGATCACTTCTTCCTCCAACCTTTCGAGTTCCGGATCATATGCGGCCGGGACGGAAGGCGGTTCCTTGGGCATCAAATAATTGGCGTACCATCCGAGACATAGGGCGGCGAGCAGCGTCATGGTTGGCAAGATGATAATTGCAGCGATGGATCCGCGGATGGCGCCGCGGCCGGCATGCTGCTCCTTCTCGTCATAGCCGGCGAAATGATACAGGCCTACCAAAAGGCAGAATACGAGGCCAGCAGTGAACCAGGGACTTCGACTCATCAATCCCAGAACGTAGCAAATGAAACAAATGATGAAGGCGATCCACCAGGAGCGGACATAAGCGCCGCGGAAGTTCGGCTGATGAAATGTTGTTGGGGCGGTTTTTGCCGAAGGTGCGGCGGCGGCGACGGTGGCCTGTTGCTGCTGTGCCTTCTTAAAGAATTCGGCCTCGACGTCGCTCATAGACGGTCCCCTCACGCATACTTGCCGTTTCCGATACCCATGACGCGAGCGTAAAAGCGCACGGACTGCTTTGAGCGGACCTTCTTTGATTTCCAGACGACCGGATTGTCGGCGTCGATGAATAGCTCCCAGTCAAAGCCGCCTTCGTAGCGAACACGTTTGATCGTGGGCCCGACGTCTATTGTGAAGTCTTCGCCGGCGCCGTGGCCTATCGCCAGGATGAAGAGCTTGTCGTTCGGAACGAACTGCTCGAGCTGGGCCCGCGAGTTCTTGGGATCCGTTCCGCGCGGCGGAAGGTCGATGAACCCGTTCGGGTTCTGGAACTGCTGGACGAGGATCAGATCTCCGTTGTGAAGGGTCTGTTCCATGCTGTCGCCGCGGACGAAGACGGAATGCACGCCCTTCCAGTCCGGCAGCTCTCGGACGTAGGTGAGCTCCTCTCCCCTTTCAAGGTCCTCGCCGTAGCCGGCCGCGGCGTTGTGCCAGGTCGGGATCGCGACGGCGCCCTTCTGGCCTTTCTTGGCGATCGGGAAGACGGGCAGATCGCCGCGGCGGTTGACCGGGGCGATCTTCTTTTCTGGATAGGTGACGTCCGGCTCGCGGACCGAAGCCGGCGGCGCCGCTCGGCGCTCGAGGGCCGTGATCTTGACGCCGTGGCTTTTTGAAAGCGTGTCGTCGATGGTGACAGCAAGGTCGCCGGGGATTTGGAAGTTTCGGATGTCGTCCTCGCCTTCGAGCCAGGAGCGCTTCTGTCCGAGCGCTTGCGCCACCAGGGTCATCGTGCTGCTGTCGGGAGACACCTGCCCTTGCATCAGCGTCACGATGGTCTTCTGGTTCAATCCAGCGCGGTCTGCGAGCTCTTTCTGGGAAGTCATGTCCAGAAGAGCCATGCCCATTTTCACGCGGATTCGGCGATTTCTTATAGTGTCCATCCAAAGCGACTGTAACGAGTTACAAGATAGTTCCAGCTAATTCTTATAAAACGGATTGACACGTCTTTAAAACGGTATATCTTCCGTTACAAGTAAGCGACATGGATTCAACAAGGATTCGTACGGGGTTGAACCGGAAAGATAATTCGATGACGAGCATCCTTGAATTCTACTCCCTGGCCGAACGACGCAAGTCCCTGAATCTCACTCAGACGCAGCTTGGCGTGCTTGCAGGTTTGGGCAAGGACCCGGTGTCGGCTATCGAACGCGGCTTACAGCCGCCGATGCATCGTGTCCCTGGCCTCGTCCGAGCGTACCAGCTCACAATCGATCAGTTTTGGAAGTTATGGCGGAGGGAAAGGGTTGCGCTGGGGGGCGCTGAACATGGAAACGGAAACAGAAGTGAAAACGGAAATGCCGGCGGAGCTGCCGAAGTCGGCCGCGGACTGCCGAACGCTGGGAGTATGGCGGACGCTGGTGCTGGGCAAGTCGCAACGGGAAATAGCGGAGGCCGCGCGGGTGAAGCCGGCGCGGATCTCGGAGATCGAGCTGGGCAAGGTCATGCCGCGCCGCAAGCACTGGGCGGGGCTGATCGCGGCGTTTGAGTTTACGGGCGACGACGGACCGGAGCACTTTTACCGGATGGTGCAGAACGCGCGGATCGATCGCAATCGCGCGGAGGCGTTGAGGAAACCGATCAGCGAGACCGAACCGCTGATCGCAGCGGCGCGCAGGGCCGGGCTGGACGTCTCGACGAACGTGGATGCTCCGAGCGGGACGATTGTGGTGGCGCACGAGGAAAGGAGGGCGATCGGATGAAGCGAGTTTTCATGACTGTGCGGTTCATCCTGACGATCGGCCTCCTGTTCTCTGTGCATCGCGAAGCCGGTCCATGGACGGCGCTAACCCTTTTCCTTCTTGCGATCGGGATCGAGTGTCACTCGGTGGCGTTGGAGATCATGCAAAACAAAGTCGAACTGAAAGAGATTCAAAGTGCTGTTCGGCGGGAGGCCTCGCGATGAGATCTCCGGAAATGTGGCGGCTGCTGGCGGGCGTGGACATGACGGAGCTGGCCGATATGGCCGGGATCTCCGCGTCGACGCTCTCGCGGATCGAGGCGGGGCTGACCGTCGAGCTCCGGCCGCACACGCTCTACAAGATCGCTCCGCACCTGGTCAAGCTGCTCGAGAAGCATGGGATCGCGTTCACGGCGACTGAGTACATCGAAAGCTGCTACGAAAAGCGAAACGACAATCTCCGGCTGAAAGTGACGCGGCGGAAGTTCGCAAAGGTCCGGCTGGCGCGGCACGAGCAGCAGGATCTGAACAAGAAGGCGGTTTGAAGGCGGTTTGAAACAGCAACCCAAGAGCTGAGGGATCTCAGCGGATAGGCGCGCGGGCGGGGATGGGAGTGTGTTTTATGGCAGGCAAACGTAAAGAAGTCGTCCGCGAGATCGAGCCGGAGCTGCTCGATGTCGAGGACCGCGCGAAGTACCTGGAGGACACGTTCGTCCTTCGCGGCTGCGTGAAGAAGATCGCCGGGTTCTCGACGGATCTCAATGGCATGGTCATGCGCCCGAATGCGCTGCTCAACAAGGATGCGATCGGCGACGAGCTGCTCGCGCTGCGTGAAGTGATCGACGAGGCGCTGAAGAAAGTCTCCTGACGGTTTTACCAGAGTACGACGGCGGGCGCGTTCGGACTAGCCAATTCGGTCCGGGAGCGACGCGCCCGCCGAAATAACAACGGGACGAAGGTGGCGCATGGGGTTTATCGAAATTCTCTTACATGTCGCGCTGATGCTCTCCGCCTTCTGGCTGGCGGTGCTGATCAAGGATCGCGCGGCTCGCAAGCTCGTCGCGCTGGCCTGGCGCTGGCGCAAGGATTCCAAGGAATGTCAATGTGAGATCGTTCGCCTGACTCTCGAGGCGCAGCGCTGGAAAGGCGCGTCGATTTCGATGGGCGTCTGGAATCGCGATGCAGAGAAGGTCAACGAAGAACTCAAGAAGCAAATCGAACGGCTCGAGCTGGAGCTCGCCAAACATAAGATTCCCAATGGGATGGACCGCGAATGAGCGAACCGAAATTGATCACGCTCGGCGAGCTGCCGACGGAGCTGTGCGCAGAGTTCGAACGATGCTTCGACATTCGCTTCGGCCGGCGCGCTACAACGCGCGAGATCCCTGGCGCGTTCGGCGTCCGCAGCGTGTGCGTGCTGCCGTGCTGGCCGGAGGCGCATATCAAGCGGATGAAGGACTACTTCAACGGCTGGCAGGATTCGCGGAAGCGTTCGACTTCGGCGATGGCCACCCAAGCAGGAGGAACGGCAGTATGAGCAAACCAAAGGAAGAAGCGGCCGCGGCGGTCCTCGATGAGCCGGCAAAGGCAGAAGTCAAGACTTTGCAGACGTCTGCAAAGTCGACGCCGGCGGATCTGCGGGTGATTAAGCTCGCGGAGCTGAGCGAATCATCGACGAATCCGCGCAAGCATTTCAACCAGGACAGGCTCGAGGAGCTTGCCGAATCCATTCGCAAGTCCGGCGTCCTGGTGCCGTTGATCGTCCGCAAGAAGAACGCGAAGTTCGAGATCATCGCCGGCGCACGACGCTTTCGCGCGGCGAAGCTGGCTGGCCTGGCGGAAGTGCGCTGTCTGATCCGTGAGTACACGGACGTCGAGGCCTTGATCGTCCAAGTCGTCGAGAATGAGCAGCGCGAAGACGTAGAGCCGCTCGACCAGGCCGAAGGCTATGCGGCGCTGATGAAGACCGCAAAGCTCGACGTGGAGCAGATCGCGGCGAAGGTCGGGAAGTCCCCGAGCTTCGTCTATCAGCGGCTGAAGCTGGCGGAGCTGATCGAGCCGGCGAAGACATTGATGGCTGAGGGGCTGCTTTCTCCAGGTCACGCGATCCTGATCGCACGGCTGCAGCCGAAGGATCAGGAGCTGGCGCTCCGGCGCGCATTCTGTCCGGCTGGATACTTCGCACAGCATGAACGCCAGAAGCCGATCGAGGAGGTTGTAAAGGCCGCGCGCGGCGGAAAAAGCTTCGGCATGTATGACCCGCCGGCGGCGATTGAATCAGTCCGCGGCCTGGCGCAGTTCATCGAAGAAGAGATCCACTGCAATCTGAAGGAATCGAAGTTCGACAAGCAGGATGCGGCGCTTGTGCCGGAGGCCGGCTCGTGCGCGGTGTGCCCGAAGCGAACGATCAACAACCCGAACCTGTTTGACGCCAAAGAGGACCGCTGCACGGATCCGGCGTGCTTCAAGCTGAAGTGCACGGCGTTCGTGAAGCAGCAGCAGAAGAAGGCCGGCGAGGACCTGGAGGAAGGCCAGAAGGTTCTCCGGGTCAAAAGCGAATGGGGCGGCAAGACGCCGTCCGGCGCGCTGAAGTCCGGAGAATTCGAGACGGTCAAGAAAAGCGACAAGGGCGCGGTTCCGGCGGTGGACGTGGACAGCGGGAAGATTCTTTACGTCAAGCCGAAGGAGCCCACTGGCCGGCGTGCCGAAAAGAAAATGACGGATGAGGAGCGCCAGGAGCATCAGCGCAAGCTGGCTGAGAAGATCAAGGTCGAGGACCTGCGGAGGAAGCTGATCTTCAAGAAGATCGCGGCGCAGGTGAAGGGCGAACTCAATCGCGAAATGCTCGAGGAGTGGGCGGAGGAAAGGATCCCGCACGCTCCCGACGATCTCAAACTGCTCAGCGAAGTGATCGGCAAGCCGGTCGGCCGCAATTCACTCAGCAAGCTCTCAGACGCCGAACTGCGGCGCGTGATCAATCTTGGCGACCTGGCGCAGAAGGCGAGCTGCCATCAGGAGTACGAATTGTCTCGGGACAATTGGGAAGTCAAAGAGCTCTACGAAGCGGCGAAGCAGCTCAAGATCGATCTGGCGGAGATCGACGAAGCCGTGAAGTGCGAGATCTCCGGCGTCGCGCCCGACAAGAAAAAGGCAACGGACAAGGCTCCGTCGCCGGCGGAAGTGGCGAAGGTCATGAAGGCGGAGAAGGCAAAGCTGGCGAAGAAGAATCCGGCGCTTCAAAAGGTGATCTCCAAGGTCAACAAGGGAAAGAAGAAATGAGCGCACCCAAGCACATTTTCATCGTCGGCGCGGCTGGCTCGGGGAAGACGGAGTTCGCTCGGCTGCTCGCCGCGGAACTCAGGACTGAGGGCCAAGGACTGAGGACTGAGGTGGTGACAGCGGAGCCTTTGGCACTTTCATCTCGGTCTTCCGTTCGTTGGCGGATTGCGGAGTGCGGGGATGTGTTGATTCGGATGCTGGCGTTCATCCAGGCGCACGGGCCGTGGCCTGGGTGCGAGCCGGCGGATCTGTGGGCGGCGTTCATCCGCAAGCGGAAGGAAGAATATCGCCGGCAGCTCCGCGCGCTGGGTGATCTGCTGGCGCTCCGTGCGCCTGGCTGCCTGATCGATGAGTGCGCGGACAACGGGGAGATCGTGGTCGGGGCGCGGCGGAAGGCGGAACTGGAAGGATTCTACACGAAGTACGGCGCCATGCACTTAGACGACGTCATGAGCGGACGGATTCCGCATGCGTGGATCTTCATAGAGCGGCCGGGTACCGGGCTGGCGAACGATTCGTTCGATCGGGAGTTCTTCGAGAAGTTTTGCCGGCATCACATCATTAATCGCGGAGATCTGGCGGCGCTCGAGAAGGAAGCGGCGTTTCTGGCCGCGGCGTTGAAGGGCTGACGATTTCGGATTGCGGATTTCGGATTGCGGATTTGAACAGCATGGCGCGGACGACGATCGAGTGCGATGTGTGCGGGTCGGTGCAGAACTTCGAGGGCGATGACCGACAGCTCGTCATCGAGGCGGCGACGAAAGTGGGTTGGAGATTTCTGTTCGGTAATGCGGTGGAGTCGATCGATCTGTGCGATCGCTGCTCGCATTGTTCGGGGGACGAAGCGGAGATTCGCATCATGGAGCAGAACATTCGAGTGAAGGCGGACGAGGATGAATCGAAGCGGCTTGAACGGGGGTCGCCGGCGACGCTCGAGATCGATCTACCGAAGGTGGTCGTCGAGACGCCGACGGGATCGCGATCGCTGGTGCGGGTGAAGGGCATCTCGATCCATAAAGGGAAGGTGCTGCTGACGGTGCAGAAGTGACCGGGCGGGAAGCGTTCCTGCGGATGCATTTTCAGTGGTTCTCGGGTGGGCGTGAGCGGGAAATAATCCGGAAGAGCGCGCGGCGCGCGGAAATGAACTGGCGGCTGAATCGGTTGGCCTGGCTAAAGACGGTAAAGGGATTCAAGCGTGGGCGATAAGTCGAAAATCGAATGGACGGACGCGACGTGGAACCCGGTGACGGGCTGCACGAAGATCTCCGCCGGCTGCAAGAACTGCTACATGTTCCGCGAGTATCCGCGGCTGGCGGCGATGGGCGTGAAGGGCTACGCGGACGGCCGGCCGGATCAGGTGCGGACGTGGCCGGAGAAGCTCGAGCAGCCGCTGCGCTGGAAGAAGCCGAAGATCATCTTCGTCAATTCGATGTCGGATCTGTTTCACCAGGACGTGCCGGACGAGTTCATTGACAAAGTTTTCGCGATCATGGCGCTTTGTCCGCAGCACATCTTCCAGGTGCTCACGAAGCGGCCGGAGCGGATGTTCAAGTACGCCGACGCCTGCCGGATCACGCCGATCTCTCAAGCGATGTGGCGTCCAGGCCTGAAGATCGAGGTCATTCGACCGGCGGTCGATCGACTGCTCGCGATCGGCAGCGACAGCGGACAGCTCGGCTTGCCGCTTCCGAACGTCTGGCTTGGTGTCTCGGTCGAGGACCAGGCGACGGCCGACGAGCGGATCCCGTGGCTGTTGAAGACGCCGGCGTCGGTGCGGTTCGTTTCGTACGAGCCGGCGCTGGGGCCGGTGAACTTCAAGCACTGGATGTGGCCGATGTGCTGGCACTGGGCGGCGGAATATAAGACGCCGGAGGAGGCGAAGGCAGCCGGCGCATACTGCGAACTTAAACCGCAAGCTCTGGTTTCGGCCTATTCGATCTTCATCGATTGGGTCATCGCGGGCGGAGAGTCGGGCGACGGCGCACGGCCGATGCATCCGGACTGGGCCCGCGGCGCGCGCGATCAATGCGTCGCGAGCAAGGTGCCGTTCTTCTTCAAGCAGTGGGGCGAGTTCCTTCCGGTCGAATGGAATCCGGCGTCCGGCATCGGGCCGACATACAAACGCGTCGGCAAGCGCCAGGCCGGGCGTGAGCTCGATGGGAAAGAGTGGGATGAAATGCCGGCGCGGGCTGCTGAAGCTGTGAAAGGAGGCAGAAATGGAAAGCGAAGTAGCGATGCCGTTGTTCCTGTCAATTAGAGCCGCAGCTCGCGTCGGCCTTGTGCTGGAATGCAGTGATAAAACTAAAAATCTGCCTGCGGGATTCGTTTTGTTTGAAAATGGAAACGAATGGCCGGACGACGATTCGCAGCCGGAATTTGCATTTCTGATGTTTGACACGCTTGCAGAAATTGATGCGGTGCTGGAAGCGTTCAGTGGTGATCAAGGGGTTCTTCCTGTTCGTGTAGACAACACCATTTCGTTGAAATGGACGGACGACTGAGCTTTTTTTTGTGCCTGTCGGGGACTTAACAGGCGGGTGTTATTTCGGGAGACGATTGCAATGTTCGGATTCTTAAAAGACGTCGGCAAGGCAGTCGTAAACGTCGCGAAGCTTCCGGTCTCGATCACGCTGGATGTTGCCACCATGGGCGGCGCGATCATCGATCGGGAAGAATCGTTCACCGAAACAAACGCCAGGCAGCTCAAGAAGAACGCTGAGGACGCGATCGAGGATCTCTACGAGGAAGACTAAAGGAGGGGTTATGGACGACAATGCAATGGAAGCCGCGTCTATCTCGGTCGTGTCGGGGACCGCGGGAAGTGCGGTCCGCATTCAGCCTGGCGAGCAGACCACGGAGCATGCGCTCACGACCGAACACAATCTCCAAGCGACCATTCTCCAGGTCCTCGCCGGGTTGATTGCTTCGGTCTCGGGGCTGATCGATCTGGCGGAGTGGCTGCCACAGACGCACACGACGCTGCGGATCATCACGATCGGCGGGATCGCCTTGGTGGGCTTGAAGCAGATCTGCAAGACGATCGCGACGATCCGCTACACCGATGGACGCTCCATGATCAAGGCGAATGCGGCGGGACAGATTGGACCGGGCGGGGACGCCCGGACTACGAACGGATTGCTCCTGGCGCTTGGCTGCTTGCTCCTGGCGGCGCCGGCGCCGGCCTATGCGATGCTCAACGCTGAAGTGAAGCCGGACGCGATCGCGCACGTCGAGGCCGGCGCTGTGCAGGCGCCCGTAACGGGGACGATCCAGAAGGACGCGGTTCACGTCGAGAAGGGCGCTGTCTCCGTTCACGTCGATCCGGACGCAGTGCATGCTGTGATCGAGTCGGGCGCGCTGCATGTCTCGCCGTACGCGATCGACGCGCCGCTGATCAGCTCGCGCCTGTATACGCCGGTGCGCGTGCAGCCTGGCGCGGTGCAACTCTCCACGCAGCCGAACACATTCCACATCGAGAAGGACGCGATTCATCTGGAGATCATCGTTCCGCCGAACGCGATCGTCGTGCATGCGGAAGGCGCGACTGAGACGGCCATGAAGCCGCTGCAGGAGATGAAGGCCGCGGTGCTCGAGGCGGGGACGGAAGCAAGGACTTATTTGTGGTGGATAGCAATCGGCGGTGTGACTGTCGGAGTTGTGGCCATCGTGGCCGCGATCGCGGTGCATCTGCATCACATGAAACAGCGGGCGAAACTGGAACAGTGAGCGCGGAATCGAAACGGCGCGCGGAGGAACAGCGGCAGAAGTTGCTGCGCAAGATGTACAGATTTTTGCCGGAGCCGGAATCTGCGGAGTTCGATTCTCCGCCGGATGATCCGGAGCTGGACAGGTTGGTCAGGTGGTTCGTGGAGCATCGGCGGGAACTTGGGAACCCGGTTCTATCGATGACGCCGTATGGGTTCGAAATCCTTTGAAGGAGGTGGGCGATGAGCTGGAGCTTTAACGCGATCGGAACGAAGGCGAAGATTTTGGAGGCGCTCGATGCGGAGAGCGCGAAGCAGACGGGGCAGTGCAAGGTTGAGTTCGATGCTGCGCTGCCGCATTTGAAGGGGCTGGTCAGCGAGAACTTCGTTTCGGATGAATACAAGAAACAGTACGTCGCGGTCGAACCGCTGATCGAGATCGATGCCAACGGATCGGGCACTTCGAACAATGGCGTGCAGATGCAGCGCAGCATGACGATCAATTGCCTTCGGCCGTGCTGGCGCAAGCTGTTGGTCTCGATCGCGCTCTTCGCCGGGGTGTTCCTGTCCGGCTGCAGTACGACGGCGAAGGCGCGGCTGGCGAAGTTTGAGCAGGGCGTCGAGACCGTTATCGCGGATATCAAAACGATCGACGCGGCCGCGGCGAACGTGGCGCCGGTGATTGCAGCGGTGGCCGAAGTCGTGGCGCCAGGCAGCACCGCGGCGGCGGACATCAAACAAGCCAGCGTCATACTCACGAAGACGAAGGGAGCGGTTCAATCGTTCCATATCGCGTTCCCGGAGGTCAAGAGCGACAGCACGGCTCAAGCGGTGGTGTCCTCGCTGCAGGCCACGAGCGACGTGTCGGCTCAGATTGCTCCGCAGCTCACGCAGATCGCTGAAGCGGCTGCGCCTGGCAGCACGGCCGCGGTCGATCTGAAGAAGGCAACGACGAAGATCACGACGGTCAACGGGATCATTCAGACGTTGAGTGTTACGGTGCCAGCGGGGAACTGAAGTGTGGCACGGGCAGGCTGTGTTCGTTCTGCCCGTGTTTGCGCGCCGAACTCACGGGCAGATACAGCCTGCCCGTGCCACACTCGTGCCATACACGAAAATGGAGGGCTGATGTTGCGATTCATATTTCTAATCCTGGCTTTTCTCTGCGTCTCTGCGTCTCTGCGAGCAAAGGCGCAGCAGGGCGGGAACTGGATCGAGGAGGATTACTCGCCGGCGGCGCAGGCCTCGGAGCGGATCCCGCCGGCGTGCGTGTTGGGCGTGGTGAACACTCGCTTTCAGTGGATGCCGGGGCCGATGGACGTCGTCGTTCACTATTGGGAGAAGTATCGGGGCCGGATCGTGCCGTGGCTGGAGAACAGGGCGCTTCCATTCCTGCGCAAGTATGTGCCGATCCTGGTGCAGTGGGAGCAGAACATCCAGAAAGCGCGGAACGCGGTGATCATTGCGACGCCGGTAGTGTTGAAGATCTTGAAGAAGTTTTAGCACACAGGGCACAGAGAACACAAAGGAGCGACATGAATACGATGACAACGGCAGGGCCGACGCCGGCGGTGATTCAATACCCGGCGCGTCGAAAGCAGAACATTACGAATCGCGATCGCGCCGCGGATCTTGGCAGGAAATATCAGAAAATGTCGGAGCATGCGCGATTGCTTTTCGCCGGTGTGCTTCTTGAACAGCTTGCGTTCGAGGCTGACAAATCTCCGGAATGTCGGAGTGTTCGGTACGCGCTGGATCGTACCGGCATTGGAATGGATCAAGCCGTTACGAATGCAGAGGCAGAGGCAATCCGGGCGCAGCGCGCACAAAGATGAACGCGCTGATCTGCAAGCTGCTGTTGGTGCTGGCTGTGTTGCGGGTGCAGCCGCGGTATGTCGAGCCGGCGCCGCGGCTGCCGATGCATTACCTGATCGATGGAACGACGTTGCCGGACGGGTCTGTGTTCCGGTTCATCAAGGGCAACAGGACGAAGCTGAAGGTGTGGGTTGAGAATGGAGAGTATCACATCGCAACAGAGTGAGCTGTTTCGCTGTCCGTGTTGCTTCTCGACGGCGATGTACGTCTGGCCGATTGAGGAGAACGGATTTTCCAGCACGACGCTGATTGAGTGCGCTGCGTGCGTGGATCGGAAGTCTGCGGAGCTTCGCGACGAGCTGCAGCTCGAAAACGATTCGATTGGAGGATGAGATGAGCGAATTTGTGATTACGGCGGTATCGGCGCAGCTCGAGCGGATCCTGGAGGATTGCGCCGTGGCCGGGCTGGGGTGCAAGTTTGAGCTTTGGCCCCTCGATGGATCGCTTCCGGCTCGCACGATCGAGCGGAAGGAAGGACGGCCGGCATTGCCGGCGCCGGCGGAGCCAATTCGACAACCTAAAGGCGAGCTAGAAGCGCAGCGGTTATGTCCGCATTGCTCGAAGCCTCTGCGCAAGGATAACCGGCGCGGGGTCTGTACGAAGTGCGCCACCGCGGGAAAAGCACTGCCGGCGAAGTGACGACGGATCGTCGCCGGCGCAGTGTCATACCGTCTGAGCTTTCCCCTGAACAGTCGAAGCTGTTCGAGGAGTACAGCGTTTATGCCAAGCGCATTGCGGAGCGCTGGGCTGGAAAGCGGAATCTGCTGTTCGATCTCCCACGTTTTGAGAATTCGGCGCTGATCGGTCTGCTCGAGGCTGTTCGCAAGTTTGATCCGGCGCGCGGATTCCGGTTCAAAACGTACCTGATTCCGATCGTGGTCGGCCGCGTGCGGGATGAGGCGCGGGCGCTGGATACTGTGCCGCGCATGGCGCGATCGCGGGGCGAGCCGATCAAAGAGACGCATTCGATCGACGAACCGCTCCAGGACGGCAACCAGGTGCGGACAATGCCAGATGAACGCGCTCCGGATCCGGCCGGACAGGCTGAGTGCGAAGAAGAAAAGAAGATGGCGCTGGAGCTCGTTCCGCCCGGCCAGGCGCGGGAAGTGTGCGAGCTCTACTACATGCAGAATTTTACGATGGCGCAGATCGGCGAGAAGCTTGGGTTGTCGGAATCGCGGATCTGCCAGATTCACAGAAACGCGCTCGATGACGCGCGGCGCGCGGCGCGGACGAAAGTCTGCATCAAATGCGGTCAGCGGCCGAAGCGCGATGGATTCGATCACTGCCGGAATTGCATGGAGGCCTGGGGGCAATGACGGATCTGATCCAGGAGCTCAAATCGCGCCTCTCGATTCTCGATGTCGTTTCTCGGGATGAGGGCGAATTTAAGAATGGCTCGCGCGGGAAGATGGTTTGCGCGGCGCATGAGTCGCTCACTGTCGATACGGCGCGCGGGGTGTGGTCGTGGTTCTCGCAGACGCCGGGGCGCGGGCAGAAGTGTCTCGGTGGGGATGTGCTCTCGTGGATTGCTTACAAGCGCTTCGGGCGCGTCGACGTCGACGGGGAGCAGTTTGTTGAAGTCATTAAGCGCGGCTGTGAATTGGCGGGAGTGCCGTTTCCTGAAAAAAGTGAAGGCGGAAGGCACAAGGCAGAAGGCAGACGACGGATTGAATCGATCCTGGCGAAGTACTGCGAGGTGGCGGAGGACGCGCGGGACGTGGAGTTTTTCGTGAGAGCCAAGCAGCGCAAACAGTATCTCTCTCGCGAAGTGATCGAGCGCTGGCGGATCGGGAACGCTCCGAGCTTGAAGCAGTGCCTGGACGCCGGCATGGCGGAGGATGAGCTTCGCAGCGTCGGCATTCTGCTCAAGGGTCCGGAAGAGCGCGAGTTCATGTTCTTCCGCGATTCGATGGTGATTCCGTTCATCGAGGGCGGGCGCGTCGTCTACTTTACCTCGCGGCGCCTGGTCGATCACTTTCCGGACGGCCGGCCGATCGAGAAGGGCAAGAAGTGCCTGTATCTGCGATCGCCGCAGCAGGGGCCGGCAGACAAGGGGCCAGACGGCGGCGTGGCGCGGCCGGCGGGGTTCAACCTGGAGGCGCTGTATCATCCGGCGGCGAAGCTGGTCGGGATCCGGCTGGTCGAGGCGCCGCTGGACGCGATCGCGGCGACGGAGCTGGAGCGGCCGGCGATCGCGATGCTGGGCGGGTACCCGAGCAATGAGCTGTGTGAGCGGATTCGAAAAGCATCTTAGCCACAGAGAGCACAGAGGAGGCAGAGAAATGACAATGCAGGAGACGGCGGAAGAGCTGGTGAATTTGTTTGAGCAGCGTCGAATTTTGGAGAACGACGCCAGGACGCTTGCCAACAAACAGAACGAAAATCAGGCTGCATATGCGCGGATTGAGAAAGCGCTGCAGGAGTTCGTCGGGGAAAGTGTCCCGAAGCGCTTCGTGCGAGTGGAAAACGTCGTCGTGTGTATCGAGAAAGCGAAATCCACGGACATCCGGGCGCTTGAATGAAGTCAAAGCGGATGAAATGCGGGGCTTGCGGTGGCGAAGTATTCCGGCTGTCGGTGCGGGATGCGTTGACGGGGACTGAAATGCTTGCGGAGTGCGAAGGGTGCGGGAGCACATCAATTGTGCGGCCGTCGACGCCGAAGCTGGTCGTGATCTGGGGCGAGCATAGTGAAGGCGTGCTGGAGAGGATTGAGGAATGAAGGAACGGCCGATTCTCTTTAGTGCGCCAATGATCAAAGCGATTCTGGAGCGCAGAAAACGGCAGACGCGCCGGATCATTCGGGCCGATCATGCTGAAGGCATTGAGACCGATGACGGAGAGCCATCTGGCAAATTCTCTTTCATGCATGCGCCGGACTGTGGCGGATATTGCGATTATGGTTGCGCCGCGGCCGGCGAGGTCCTCGACGGTCATATCGGATGGACACCATGGGGAAGCAATCCGCGGCACTGGGGGAAATTGTGGGTTCGTGAAACATTTCAGATTCATGAAGTCGATGACGTTCAGGGCGACCGCGTATTTTACAGAGCCGACGATCCGTTAATCAATGCTCGATGGAAAATTGCAAAATGGAAGCCTGCGATTTTTATGCCTCGCTGGGCTTCGCGAATAACGCTGCAGATTCTCAACATCCGCGTCGAGCGAGTCCAAGAAATTACTGAAGCGGACGCCCAAGCTGAGGGCTTTGGCGGTCCTTCTGGTGAAACCTCGATCGATCAATTTCGTCGGCTGTGGGACGTAATAAACGGCAAGCGAGCGAGTTGGGAAAGCAATCCCTGGGTGTGGGTGATCGGCTTCAAGACTGCGTAACGGTGGACGGGGCGATGAATGCGGTTCTATCTTGCGCTGGACGGGACGAAGGATGTTACGCAGGCAACTCGGTGCGAGCGGGCGGCGCTCGTCGGGAAATTCTGTTCGGTCTGTCTGCTGCCTGAAGGGAAGGATCCGGATGAGCTCACGTCGGAGCAGTGGGAGCAGATCGAGGGCGAAAGCCGACCTGTGCTTGACGAGTACTGCGATCTTGTCGCTCACCTGGTCGACGACCACAAGCGAGTACAGCTTGACAAACTTCGTGAATCGATCGCGGCATGGAATCAGCAAGATCCAGGCGGAGCGCCTGATGTCCGCGCTTCGGTCTGTGGGGTGCTTGGATGGACCGAGCATGAGTATACGGAGTGGCTCGGCGCCGGCAGGGGTCAGGGGTCAGGGGCCAGGGGCCAGAATAAGAGTGCGGGCGCCGCTGGCGTACGTGCTGGCGGGGCGGGAGCGGCCGGATCGGGCAGTGGAGCTGCTGCTCAAGCGGCCGGCGATCAGCCAGGACAACCCGAGCCGATCGGGCCGGCTCCGCGGGCCGGCGAAGAGCGGAAGGTAATCGCGAACTTCTATTGGGAGTCGCGGTATGTGCCGGACAAGAAAGGAATCGCGACGCAGGCCGGCGTGAATACGGAGATCCGCAAGGAATGGAGCGAGCTGAAGGCGCTGGACAAGGCTCGCACGAAGGACGGGAAGGACGGCCGGGACATCAAGGACAAAGAGCGCTTTGATGAGCTGGTGAAGAAGTTCGGGGCTGAAGAAAAGCGGATCTGTGTGGCGAAGTCGATCGACCAGATCCGCGATGAGATTGCAGTGGTGCTCAATGGCTGGCCGTTTCGCGTGACCTGGGGCGTGTTGTTCGTTGACTGCGGCGACGGGAAGGTGCGCTTGATCGAGAAGGCCATCGAGCTCCAGGCGCTTCTGCAGGAGTACGCGGTGTTGAAGTTCAACCGCGGACAGGATGACGACTTTACGAATTTTGTGAACATGGAAGCGTTGTACGAATCGTTTTGCGGGTCGCAGTTTGTGCGGGAGTGGCGCGCGGTGGAAGAATATCCATACGAACCGTCGATCGCAGCGCATTACTGCACCTGGCGTGCGCCGGATTATACGCCGACCGGGGAGTACTTCGTACACCTGCTGAAGATGTTCAATCAGATCACCGATCCGAGCTCGCGCGCGATCTTCGCCGCGGCGATCGCGACGCCGTTCTGGGGCGGTCCGTATGGTAAGCGGCCGGCGTTCGTCTTCGAGGCGAATAAGCCGCGTTCGGGCAAGACCACGGCCGCGTCGACGATCGCGAAGCTGTGCGGCGGGCCGATCGTGATCAATCTCGATCGCCGGGCTGAGGAGCGGCTGAAAGAGCGCCTGCTCTCGCCGGAGGGGCTCACCAAACGTGTCGGCCTGGTCGACAATCTGACCAAGACACTCGATTCGGATCTGATGGACGAGCTGGTGACGATCGAGGCGATCAGCGGCAAGGTGCTGGGCGTCGGCGAAGGCTCGCGGCCGAACGTGATGACGTACTTTATCACGGCGAATAATGTGAGGCTCTCGCCTGATTTCGCGCGGCGCTGTTTCTACGTGAAATTCGATTCGCCGGATGCCTCCGGGAAGTGGGAAGTCGAGCTGGACGCTTTTGTGCGCGAACACGCGTCGAAGATCGTCGCGGACGCGCTGAGCATTCTCAGACGGCCGGCGCCGGCGTTCGACTGGGGCCAGGTCAAAAACGAAGGCTTTCCTCTGTGGGTGCAGGAAGTCCTGGTGCGCGTGGCCGGCTTCGGACCTATCGCGGAGGTGGTGGGCGGGATCGGCGCGCTGAAAATCGTGCAGAAGAACCAGGAGCGCCGCGTCGAGGCTGATCAGGACGTTGAGGATGCCGAGACTTTCGCACAGGGGCTCATGGAGCGGCTTGTCGGCTGGCAGGGCTATACGAAGAGCCCTCTGTGCGAGATTCTGCCGAGAGAGCCTGTATTCATCAGGACGACGCCTCCGCCGGAGAGCTCACGCGGGACGATGGAGGACATCGAATGGCGCGCGGAGCTGAAGAATAATTTGGCGACGTACTACTGCGAGATCTTCACGCGGCATGAGGTCTCCGCGAAGTGGCTCAAGCCGTGGCTTGAGGAGCACATTGCGGCAGGACGCATTCCATGGATGTGGTGGAACCGAAGCGCGACGAAGCGTGGATTCTACATCGATCACAAAGCAATCGTCGCGTACTGCGAAAAGCAAGCGTCAGACGCGTCACAAGCGTCAGCGAAGGAACGTGCGGCAGTGACGGAATGACGCTTGTGACGCGTTGGAGACAATGTCTTTCATAACGGAAATGGATGAACTCGCGCTACATGAAAGACATTGTCGTCAATGCGTCATAAGCGTCATAGAGGACATTCTTAAAGATGAGAAAGAAAAGACGGGTCAGAATGACAAAAAAGTGGGTCCTTCCAGAAAGCCGGGGGGCCTTCGGAAGTGGTCAAGC